CGACAACTATTGTAAAATTTCACATCCAACCCGTGGACAAGTCCCATTCAAAACATGGGATTTCCAAAAAGAATTATTACACAAGTTTAATGATTATCGAAACAATGTGATATTGAAATCAAGACAGATGGGAATATCTACTGTCACTGCCGCTTATGTATCTTGGATGATGTTGTTTCATCGCGATAAAAATATTCTTGTTATTGCCACAAAATTTAGTACAGCATCAAACCTTGTTAAAAAAGTAAAGGCAATGATTAAAAATCTTCCCCCTTGGTTTGATCAACTTGCAACAATTGCAATTGATAACCGTTCGTCTTTTGTTCTTAACAACGGATCAGAAATCAAAGCATCATCAACTTCAGCAGATGCTGGTCGTTCTGAAGCATTGTCTCTTCTTGTAATCGACGAGGCCGCACACATTGAAGGGTTTGATAGTCTGTGGACTGCGCTTCAACCTACAATGGCTGCCGGTGGTCGATGTATCGCTCTGTCCTCTCCAAATGGTGTTGGTAATTGGTTTCATAAAACCTTTGTCTCTGCTGATGCTGGTGATAATGATTTTCACCCAACAACTTTACATTGGTCCCTCCACCCAGAAAGAGATGATAAATGGTTTGAAGAAACAACAAGAAATCTTTCTCGTAGAAAAGTTGCACAAGAATATGAATGTAGTTTTAATGCATCAGGCGAAACTGTAATTCATCCAGACGATTTAGATAAATTAAATAATGTATTTTGTAATCCAAAACATCAAACAGGCTTCGATAGAAATTATTGGATTTGGAAAGAATATGATAAAGAAAAAAATTATTTTCTTGTAGGCGACACTGCTAGGGGAGATGGCCAAGATTATTCTGTGTTTCATATTTTTGAATCAGATACTATGGAACAAGTTGCGGAGTATCGTGGCAAGCCAACGTTGGATGTGTTTTCTAGGATTCTTTATGATGCTGGAATGGAGTATGGGAGCTGCATGATTGTTTTAGAAAACAACAACATCGGCTTTTCTGTTTTAGAAAAATTAATAGAACAAAAATATCCAAATATTTATTATTCAACAAAAGGTAGTCATGAATTTGTTGAACATTATGAAGCGGATTATGTATCTAATTCAGTTGCGGGCTTTACTACATCACAAAAAACAAGACCTCTGGTAATAGCAAAACTAGAGGAGTTCATAAGAAACGATATAATTGTCTTAAATTCTGAACGTTCTTATAAAGAACTCAAGACATTTGTTTGGAGAAACGGAAGACCAGAAGCCCAAAGAGGCTACAATGATGACCTTGTAATGTCTCTTGCTATTGGGTGTTGGATAAGAAGCACTGTTTTGCAAGAAAATTTGCGAGATGTTAATTATAAAAAGACATTCTTGAATTCTATGATTTTTACAAAAACTTCTTTAAATACGACAATTCCTGGTATGCATGGCTACAAAAACGAAGAAAAAAGTGATAAAATCAAAGAAGCAAGAGATAATTATAAGAACTACGGCTGGCTAATAAAAGGATAAACAAAATGAGTGAACAAGGCAACAATCCAAAAAATAACGATTCTCCTCTTTTTAGAGCTTTAACAAAGTTTCTATCGGGACCAATCACAAGATATCAAAGACAAAACCCAAGACAACTTAAGCGTTGGCAACTTGATAAATATAAATTTACATCCCCAGCAGGATTAAGCTTTAAGAAAACAGCTTACAGTCCCTTTGACAACGTTTATTCAAAATCACTCGCTAGCATTTCAAGATCAGAAAGATATGTTGATTTTGATCAAATGGAATACACACCAGAGATTGCTTCTGCACTTGATATCTATGCAGATGAGATGACTACTTCTTCCCCACTTCAGCAAATGCTTACAATCACTTGCCCTAATGAAGAAATCAAATCAATCATTCATACACTTTTTTATAGCGTATTAAATATCGAGTTTAATCTTTATGGCTGGGCACGAACAATGTGTAAATATGGAGACTACTTTCTTTACTTAGACATTGACGAAGATATCGGAATTAAATCAATTATAGGATTACCGCCCCAAGAACTTGAAAGACTAGAGGGGGAAGATAAAACAAATCCAGATTACGTCCAATTTCAGTGGAACAGTGGCGGTCTAACATTTGAAAACTGGCAAATCGCTCATTTTAGAATTCTTGGTAATGATAAATTCGCTCCTTATGGAACATCTGTTTTAGAGCCTGCTCGTCGTATTTGGAGACAACTAACTCTATTAGAAGATGCGATGATGGCTTATCGTGTTGTACGTTCACCTGAACGGAGAGTTTTTTATATTGATGTTGGTGGCATCCCCGAAACTGATGTAGAGCAACACATGCAAAGAATTGTCACACAAATGAAAAGAAACCAAGTTATCGATTCAGATACAGGTAGAGTTGATTTGCGCTACAATCCCATGTCTACTGATGAAGACTACTTTATACCTGTTCGTGGTGGACAAGCAGGCACAAGAATTGAATCACTTCCAGGCGGAACATACACAGGGGATATTGATGATGTAAAGTATTTGCGTGATAAACTATTTTCCGCTCTTAAAATTCCCGCATCTTATCTTACACAAGGCGAAGAGGGCGCAGAAGATAAAACAACTCTGGCCCAGAAAGATATCCGCTTTGCAAGAACTATCACAAGATTACAAAGAAATATTATATCAGAGTTAGAAAAAATTACTGTTATTCATCTTTACACTCTTGGTTTTCGTGGAAAAGACCTATTATCTTTTAAATTAAGTTTAAATCAACCATCTAAAATAGCAGAACTTCAAGAGCTTGAACATTGGAGAACTAAATTTGATATTGCTACAGCAGCGACTGAGGGTTATTTCAGTCGTGCTTGGGTATCTAAAAATATTTTTGGAATGGCAGACGATGAAATTATTCGCAATCAAAGAGAGATGTTTTTTGATAGAAAACTTGATGCCTCACTTGAAGCAGTTGCAACTGCCTCTGCTGAAGCTGCTGCCGGTGGTGGAGACATGGGGGCAGGTGGCGATGATCTCACTGGAGAAGAAGGAGACGACTTAGAAGGTGGAGACGACTTAGAAGGTGGTGAAGCAGATCTTGGAGGCGCTGAAGGTGATGACGCAGCAGCAGACGATGATTCAGTTCTATTATCAACCCCTGGTAGCAGAAATCAGCCATATCTTACTCCAAAATCAAAAGGCAAAAAATACACTCGTGTAAATTACGATGGTCGTAAGAATAAACGACAACAAAACATGAACGGTCAGATGGCTCGCGAGAAAGGAAAAAACACTCAAAGAAATGTTTTTCCGGGCCTATCCGATCTCTCATCTCTAGCAAAAGGCATTTATGAGCAGAAAGAAACTACTTATATTGCAGAGGAGAACTCTATACTTAAAAATAACGAAGAGATTAACCAAATCATAGAAGTATTAAATAAGAAGGATAACAATAATGACAAAGTTTAAACACAATAAGAAAAGAAATACCGCTTTTATTTACGAATGTCTTGTTGTTGAATTAACAAAGGCAGTTCTAAGTAACGACAAAAATTCACAATCAAATATTAAAAGTATTATTAAAGAGCATTTTAAAAAAGATAGCGCACTGCTAGACGATTTAAGAATCTATCAGGCGATCACAGACACAAAAGATGTCACACAAACCACTGCTGAAAAAATATTAGAAGAAGCAAAAAAACAAAAGTCTGTTATTAACACAAAGCAACTCTTTAATGAGCAGAACAAAGTTATCAACAAAATTAACAAATCTCTTCCAATAAGTTTTTTTTCCAACTTTATTCCCAATTATAAAGATCTAGCTTCGGTATCTCAAATTTTTAACACCTCTGTACCAATTAAATCAAGAGTCCTTTTAGAACAAGAAATCATTAGAACAATGTCAAAAGCGCAAGAAGAAAAGAAAGAAATGCTCCCAATTGATTCTTTGACTTACAAAATTTTTACTCAAAAGTTTAACGAGCAGTACTCTGATTCTCTTCTTGAAGAGCAAAAAACTCTATTAGAAAAATATATTTCTTCATTTAAGGATAACGGCTTAGAACTTAAAATTCACCTTGACCAAGAAATTGGAAGACTAAAAGAAGAGGTTCAACAATGCTCTTCTAATAAGATTATTCAAGAAGATGAAATGTTGAAGGAGAAACTCTTACAAGTATCAGAAATCTTGAATGGATTTGCATCACAAGCCCCTGATGAAGAGATGCTTACAAAAGTTATCTCTATTCAATCATTAATAAAAGAGATTCAAAAAGATGT